GATTCAATATTTTCCAGAGATTTTGAATATAAAATTTCTTTCAGTTTATCAGACAAATCATTTGCCGAAGAACCAGCAATAAGCATATCTACAAATTCTTGTGTTTCCATATATTACTCCTTTGTTTATTATTTAGTAATTATTTTGCTTTTGGTGCTTCATCGCCTGCGGGTGCTTTTGTCTCTTTTCCAGAAGGAGTATCATCCTTTGGTGTTTTTCCTAAACTACGTTCCGAGTTTTTCTTGGAAAGTTGAGGTTCTTGTGGTGGAGGTTCTTGTCCAATAGGAAGACCTGTATTAGGATCTATTGGTGGAGGAATGAGACCTGCTGCCATTTCATTGGCAATCTGCTGATTGATTTCAACAATTTCTTCATCAGTTTGTTGAAGAACTTTTCTTCTAACATATTCAATAGAGAAATACTTACCAATATATGGGTCCATTCCCATAGCAGTTTGCATTCTTTCATTAAGAAGTTCATTATTTTTTAAATCAGCAAAATGATTGTCATACAAGAAATCATATTGAATATGATCACTCATATATTCCCAATCTTCAGGTGTTACAATGTTCTTGAGAATTAATTGAGTTTTTAACATATCATGAAAGATATTTGCAAATCTCTTTCTCAATCTTCCAACGAACTTAGAGAATTTTAATTCATCTCTCAAAATTTCAGATGAACGACCTAAGTTAAATCCTTCTCCACTACCAGCAATTCTAGATTCTGGAACACCTAATGCTCTATAAAGTTTCTTTTGAAAGTATTGAATATCCGTAAGTTCACCAAGATTTTGACCACCAGGAAGTGTAGTGATTTCAGTTCCTCTTCCACCTTCTCTACGTGGTAACCAAAAGTCTTCCATCATCGACATAAACTTGCGGTCATCACGAATTTCGCCAGTATTAGCATCATACACTAACTTATTTCTGTAGCGATTCATTACATCTTTAAGATATTGTTCTGCCTTGACTTTAGGAAGATTGCCAACATCGATGTAAAAAATTCTACGCTCTGGAGCACGAGATAATCTATAGATAACGAGACTATCTTCAAGCATTCTAAGTTGATTCAATGCTTTGATTGCTTTGTGAAGATACGAAAGAACTGTTTGTTTATTTCTATCAACTAAACCAGAGGTGACATAAGTGATTGCATCTTTGGCAATCTTAATGCCCTTTTGTCCACCAGATGCATTAGCAGTTCCTGTTGAACCAGCAATCCCAGGAGTTTTTTGTGTGTAAATAAAATATTCTTCTATTTCTGGGAAATCAATTGCCATAGGATTAGCATTCTGTAAAATATTTGGAGATATATTAGGTGTTCCTGGTTTTCTCTTAACTTCTCTCACAAATTTAATTTTCATAGCATCAATATAACGAACTTCTTGAATGCCATCTTGTGGACGTTTTAAGTCAATAACTTTGTGATAATGAATTCTACCATCAACATACCAATTTCTAAAAATCTCATGAGACTTTTTATCAAAGTCCATTAACTCTTTAATTCTTTTAAATTCTTGTCTTATAATATCTTTGAGTTGATCGCTAATTTGAAGATTTGATAAATCAATTTCAATCGGAGAATCATATAAGTCCGATACAATCGCTTCATTTACAATGTCTTCAATGGCAGAGTCGCATTCTGGATGGAGCGCCATCTCTCTATATCTCTTAATGAGATCGTATTCAGTTCTGTAAACACCTTCAATGTCAACATATTGCCCAAAAAAACCAGAAGTCAAATAGTAGTCCGACCCGTCCTCGTTATTAGGCGGGACGGGGGATACTACCTGACTTCCTGGTAAATTTTTATTCGGTTCGTCTATAGAAAATCCAAATAAATTTGCCATTTTATAAATTTCTTTGCCCTACATTATCAAGTATTATTTATCAAAAATAAAATCTATTGAACGTCAACAGCACCTGTAGGACCATTAAATGCAGTCCAGTATTGAACTTGGAATGTTACAGAGAACTCTTCAATTGTGTCATTTGCTGCATAATCTAATCCAATTTCAGAAATAAATGCTGGCCAAATGCCTTGCATATTATAAGTTCTTAAGATAGGAATATTGGAAGTGTTTCCAGGTCTCCACCCTTCTCCACCAGGAGTTCTTCCAAGTTGTCTAACGACACCAGTAGCAAAATAATCTTGTGGGTTTACGTATCCAGATGTATCTTCTGTTTTGTTTAACGCATTTACCCATCTTTCCATAACTCTTCTGATATTAAAATCGGAATCGTTATAGACTTGAATTGTCCAATCATCAAATGTTCTTTCACCAGCAATTTTTAAAATCCTTCCTCTATATGGAACTGGAACAACTCCAATAGTAGAAGATGGCAATGTAGTTGCTCTAGCAAAGAATCTAATTTTATCATTGGTTTGGTTGAGTTCACCCTCTAACAGTCCAGGTGGAAATGTAATTTCAATTTCAAACTGGTTAGGGCGGGCACCACCACCAACCATCTTACTCTTGAATACATTTAAAGTCCTGTCTCTATATGGTGCTAAGTCTGCCATTTATTTTAGTCTCCTATTTTTATACTCTTCCTACGACTTCTTCGAAGGAAATTCCAGTTCTTGTAGCAACAAATGTCAATCCAATGAAGTTAATACTTCTAGATGGTTGAATATAAAAATCTGCCTTAAACTCATTAGCGTCAATGACATCTGGAGTATTGTTTGTTTCATTACAAACAACCAAGAAGTCAGTGATACCACGTTTTGCTTGAACGTCTCTCAAGTATGGAGTGACAATATTGATAAAGTTATTTCTAGTTAACTCATCATTGATTTCAAATAAGAAATCTCTAGAGGTTTTAGAAATTGCTTTTTCAATTGTCAAGAACAAACGACGAACATTGATTCTATCAAAGGCAGAAGGATAACCTAAAGCAGTCTTATCCCCAAAAAGAATAAAACCTTGACCAGGAGAGAAAATAATTGGATTAATTCTCTTTGGATATAAAAGATCTCTTTGTGTTTGACCTGGATTATATGCTAGTTTGATGGCAAAGTTAATTGTTCCTCTTTGTGCTCCAGCAGGGGAGAACCAAGGGAATGAGTTAATAGAAGTTCTTGCCATCGTCCCAGCAACATCACCATTACAAGGAACATAAATGAACTTATCATTGAATCTATCAAACATGTACTTCCAACCACTGTCAAAAACAGCATATGAAGAACTGTTTAGAGCATCAAAGAATGAAATAACAGCATCTGTTTGTTGATCTACATCAGCAACAGCATTGACAACAGCATCCTTATATGGAGAAATGCAAGCAATGCAGTCTTTTCTCAAATCTGCAATTTGAATTAACTTAGAAGCAAGTGCTTGAGAATCTTCTTTTGTTGCTAACGCTGGACCAGCAATCAAGAAATTAATATCATATTCGCAAGGAGTTTCGTACTTATCATAAGCAGAAACTAACTCAGCAAGCGTAATGTTAAATGAGTTTGCTCCAAGAGTAGTAGTTCCATCGTAATTTTTGCCATTTTGTAAATCAAAACTTAAAGCACCGACTACGTTAAACTTAACACCTTGAGCATTTTGATTCCAGACATTACCACTTTCGGTGTATGGTGTAAATCCAGTACTAAAACCAGTTACAGAAGAAATCTCTACAGGACCAACACCAGCACCAGCAAAAATGTAAGAAGATCTTTCAGCGATGTAATCTCTATAGTAGATCGGTGTTCCTGGTGTTTTTCTTGCATCCAATGCCTTAGAAAGACCAGTGTAAACCTCTAAAATGCCACCAACTTCTCTAGAAATTGTCCCATCGTCATCAACTACAACTACATTAATTTCATCATCAGAAGCACTTCTATCTAATGCCCACTGAGAAGTCCCTGGTTTTGGAGCAACATTTTTCCAGTAAATAGTTTTATTAGTTAAACCTAATGTTTGGTTATCATACCAATCTTCAACTAATGATGGTGTCGTTGTAGCGATACCTACACCAGAGTTGTTTACAACATAAACATTAGATGTTGTGACAAATCTTTGATTACCATTTTTTTGGTAAGTTGCAGCAGTTTCAGTTCCAGCAGAACTCACTACACTAGTAACTTTTACATCAACAGAAGTTGGATTAACTTTTGTGATAATACCTTTTAAATATCCAGTAAATACTGATGTTGAACCAGCACCAGCAACAGTGTATGAAACTGCTTGTGTTACACCATAACCGACAGCATACCCAGCAGTTGAACCAACCGATAATGTTTGATCTGCAAAATTATCGATAACACAAACTCTTAATGAGTTTGCCCAACTACCTGGATTGACAGAAGCAAATGCCCAATCCGTTTCACTGCCATCATCGAAGTTGTCTCTATAATCTTCAATGCTCTTGATCTTTAAATTTGTTAAAGATGTTCCGACTAAGTTTCCAGATGTTGAAGTTGCAGCAACTCCAGCATTTGCATTTGTTAAATCGGAAGAGTCTGCTCTAACAACTCTTAAAATGCCACCATATGAAAGATATGATGAAGCGGTAAACCAATGTACGTTTTGGTCAGATTCGACGTATGGTTTACCAAATACTTTTAATAGTTCATCTTCAGTTTCAATTAATACTGCTTGGTCTACTGGACCTTGGGCAAATGGTGCCGCAAAGGCACCAACGTTTTCACTTACTGGATCTACTCTACCAACAGTAAGATCAACTTCCCTTACTTTCACACCTGGAGATACTAACCCGATGTTTGCCATTTAATTCCCCTAAATTTTATTTCATTTAGTCTTAAAATATTTATAAAAAGGTTCTTTTTTAAATATAATCCCACATATACGCTGCTTCGTGAGACACATCACCATATTCATCTAAATACCATCTATCTCCATCATCATCTACAAAACTTTGTTCATTATTAACACCATCTAAAATAAAACCAAATGGTGCCATATCCTGTTCAATTTGATTTTTTTGTTCTTCGTAGATTCTTTTACGAATGTCATTATCAGTCATTTCCTTAAAATAAGGTTGAACGACTAGCCAAGAGAATATTACAAGACACATTGCCAAGTCATCATTACATCCATCTTCAGCTTCAAATGATTGATTTTTTTGAATGAATGTTGTAAGTTCTGATATAATGTCATAGTCGGTAACAATAAGTTTATCATCTTCGATTAATGTTTTAAGGTTAGAACATCCAATTTTTTTGACAGTTTTGGACATCTTCAATCCAAGTTGAGATTTTTTGCCACTAAATCCAGAACCAACAATCTGCCCTGCTCTACCTCTCATAGAACACATTAAAATGTTATCATACTCTAAATCAAAATGAAGAATATTTGATACTTGCTCACCAATATCATTGATTTCTACTAATACATACGCTTTATTGTATGCTTTTGCTGTCTCTTCAATAATACTGGGGAATAGCATAGGTTTGATTTCGTTGTTGCGATATTTTGCAACAACACGCCAAGGAACAGTAGTAATGTCAAATACAATAAACGCTGAGTAATCATTTTCTGTACCTCTTGATACGTCTACAGTGATAATGTAACTATTTTCTGGTTTAGGTTCCTCATACATAAAAAGACCTTTATTTTGTTTTATAGGGTCTTCATATACTAATGCTCTTAACTTTGAGGCATTAATTAGTGTATCAACAGAACCCAAAAATGTACATTCAAACTCTTGAGTAAACTGACGTTCACTAGTATTAGCAATAGTCTGCTCTTTCCATTTAGCATCTCTTCCTGGAACTTCAGACCAATGAACTTCCGTTCTTACATATTCATTTTTACCACGCTCTGCATCATGCCAGAGCTTGTAAAACATATTCATCCCATTTGGGGTTGAGATGATGATTACTTTTGTTGATTTGCCAGAAGAAATAGTAGGATAGACAGAACTGAAGAATTGTTCAGCAATATGATTAGGAACGAACGCAAACTCATCCAAAAAAATGATATTAAAAGACATACCCCGTACAGCAGAAGATGAAGTAGAGGCAGCCATAATTTTTGATCCATTTTCTAACTCCAATGAACCCTTATTCCAAGAGTTAATGCCTTGTTGCATCCAAGTTGGAAGATTTTCATAAGCAAGTTGAAGTCTTCCTAATAATTCTCTAGAAGTGGATGCTTTATTAGCAAGAATACCAATATTTACATTATCATTAAATAAAGCATAATGTAACAAATAAGAAACTACTGTTGTTGACTTACCAGTTTGTCTTGGAAGTTTAGCAATATTGAATCTATTATTATGAAAATTCATCAACATTTTCTCTTGAAATGGATACATTTCAAAAGGAACTAAACCTTCATCAAGAGAAACAATTTTTATATATTTTTTGGCAAAATATACTGGATCATTTTTACATTTAATAAATTCTTGTATTTGTTCAGCAGTAAACTCTACTGTTACATTTGCTCGTTTTAAATTAGGATTACCTAAATAAATTTCATCTTTGTTCATATATTATCTACTAATTTCTTCCCAATCCATAGAAGCAAAAACATTAGCATTTGCTGTATCACTAGAACAAATTAATGAAAGTTCATATGGTGTTTTTGTTAATCCATCTCTTTCTAGTTGAAATTTAAATAATGCTTCTTTAAGAATATCAACAGGTGTAGAACCTTGTTGAGATGAATTAAAAAATCCAGATGCTAGAGTTCTTCCACCACTATAAGTCCCTCCATCGAGTTTATATTCAACTGCACTATCAGCTCCTGCACTTACCCAACTTCCACCAGAAGATGTTCCTGATGCCCTTACTTGCCAATTATAATTTGCATTATTTGTAGAACCCAAAAGTGAAAGTGCTGTAAGAATTACAATTGCATCTAATCTATCTGGAGAAGATTTAAGTCTTATAGAAATAACATTATAATATGATGTTGATGCAGTTAATCCTACAGGAGATGTAATTGGAGTTGATATTGCTTGCTGCAATCCACGAAGTTCATATCCACCTTCTGAAATGACAGTAGAACAAACTTGTTTCATAGTGCTAATACCAGTTGTTGATATGCCAGTATTAAATAATTCATAACGAAGTGGTAATGAACCTGTTGTAATATAAGTTGAGGAAATTCTATTTGCATGATGGAATGAGTGACAATGAATAAATTGTCCATCAATCACAAATCCAACTCGGACTGTTCCAACGCCCAACCACTCAATATCCATCCAAAAAATTTGTGCTTTTGATGGGTCTAATGTATATCCAGAAGGACCAGTTCCATCTAACTTATCATACAACCACTGGGATTGTGGAGTACGAGTTTCAGTTTGTGTTCCTGATACAATGCTTCTTTCTACAAAGTTAATAGTAGTTCCTTGACATTCAAAGTAAATGCCATTATCTGCACCATAATACCCAACTCTTTGTGTTAAATGTGACCGTGGAGTATTCATTACGACAGTATTTAATACTTCTAATGATTTTCCAGGTTGATATGAAAATACTTTTGTAGTTTCTCTAATTATAGAATCTGTACTTCCAGTTCCAATTGTTAAGTTAACTAATCCTTGAGTGGTAACAAATCCAACAGTAGAACCAGCACCTACTATTAAATTTGTCCAAAGATTATTATCCTTATATCTATGGGATGAATCAAATAATGTAAGTGGATTAGAAGTTCTTAAACGAGCAAATGCATCGTAAGAGTTTTGACAAGGTTTGTACAAATGAGACATTAAACTACTCTCCAACCGTTTCTGTATATAAATGTCAAAGAACCATAATCATAAGCAAGAATTGCTCTATCTTTTCCATCAATCAAATCAGATCCAGATGGAAGTATCGTAATATATCTATTAGTTCCTTTTGATGCTTCTCCAAGTTCATCTTTTACTATAAAAATTCTTCCTGGTTTATCTGCAACCGGAAGAGTTATAGTTACAGCACCTGAATAATTTACACCAATATAATAATCATTTAATGTAATATTATAAGAAGAAGATGTTACATATTTTAATGGAACATCCATGTATGCTAAATTAACTTCACCACCCCCACCTTGAGCAGAGACATCTCTTACTAATTTGTAAACAAGATCTTTAAGATGTTTTATTTCGCTATTTTGGTCTTTTTGGGGTTTTGGTGATTGTTTTTTTATTTCTTCATTTATAAAATTAATTGAAGTGTCAATTAATATTTCAGTTTCATTTTTTTGTTCTACAACTGGAGAAATAACTTTTTTAACTTTTTTTATTTTCTTTTTTGGTTGTGTTTTGAATAAATCAACTTTAGATATAGATTCAACTAAAAAATTTATATCATTAGAAAAATCAGGAGGTTTGAAATGAGAATTCCATTCCTCCTGTTTCTTCATTTCTTCAGAAACAACATTGAAAAAATCTGATAAATCTTCTTTCATCTAGCAATTCCAACGACGAAGTGCTTTATTTATTCTTGAGTTTGGATCATTAGCAGTTTTTGAAGAAGTTAATTTGCTACGCATACCTTTCATACGTCTACAAAAAGAAGCACGGCGCTTTGCTCTTTTTCCTTTAGGATTCTTTTCAGTAACTGCTGTTTGTAACTTTGAACCTGGATTTTCTCTTTTATAAGCATCAACTGCTTTTTGACTCAACCCGTCAGTCTTATCTTTTCTATTAACCTTTTGCCAATCTTCATCGACTTGTGAGTATTCTTCAGTCTTAAATAGAAGTGGTTTTGTTGGATCAATAGTTGAAGGTCTATAAGTTACTAAATATGAACCTGGATAGACTTTTTCTATTTGCGCTTTAACTTCTGCTCTTGAAGGTACTTTAGTTGTTGGAAAGAAGATTTGAAGAACAAAAGTTTTGTTTCTCCAAATCAATGAAATTGTATATGTTCCACCGAGTTCATTGATTCTTGAGTAGTTTTCAGTTACTTCTTCTTTTTCTTTTTTCTTTTTTTTCTTTGTCGTATGCTCACATCCACATGATTCATCAACTGGAACACAGTTAGGAACCATTCTTTTACCTTTTTTCTTCATTCCTTTTTGTGTATATCCTTTCCAACATGCTTCAGATTGAAGTTCAGTTTCTTCATTTGCTGGATGGACTTTTGCTATACTAAATGGTTTTTTAGTAGATACAATCATAGCGGGAAGAGAAAACATATTCCAATATTTTTCACCGTAAGAACATTCTTCTCTAGTTTCATTTTTTTGACACTTTGGACAATATCTCATCTGTTGAACCTCTTCTGATTTAGTTCCCCAGTTTTTAGCACCAACTTTTCTACACTTGACGAGTGCTCCAGAACCATAAGCACTTGGCCAAACTTTAAATCTGGACTTTACTTTATGGTAGCAAGCATCTTTTTTGCCACTGCCTTTTCCTGGTTTGTCTTTAACTTCATGCAAATCCATTTCTTCAGTCCTAACGTTTGTTGGTTTTGCTGCTCCAGTCTTTTCTGGTTGGTTGGGGTCTAAACGATTTTTTCTTCTTCTTGCTCTTTCTTCTTCTTTATCTGACATATTTGCGGACATCTTAGAACTTCCGCATTTTGGTGTGGATGTTTGTCCAGGTTGTCGGGCGCAAGGTTTACCAGCATATTTACCACCAAGTTGGACCCAACCCTTTTTACCATCAGATGATTTTGATTTATTAAACCAATCATGAAGACCGTGGTCCCCAGATTTAGTTTCTTCTTTCATAGTTTTTTTGCCAGATTCAACTCTTTTTAATCTTGTATAGTAATCTGGAAACTCATCAAGATGCTGAAGAGCGATACCCATAGCAACTTTACTATCTCTTGTATGTTCATGTTCAACCTTGATTCCCATAGCAAGTTGCTTCTCAAGATATTTTCTTGAGACTTTATGTTTTTTCAGTAACTCATCTATGGTTGGAATTCTTTTACCGTTCTTCATCTTGTTTTATGAGACCTTGCTTTAAGAGTTTTGATAATTCTGCCGTAGATCCTACAAACAAAGCATTTGTGACATTTTTTGGTCCATTATACTTATTGTCAAGTTCTTTCATTTTTTTCTGCAAATCAATAAGTTTTTCAGCAACTTCACTAACGTTTTTAATTAAATTGCCAGCAACTTCATATGCTCTGGGATGATCTGAACTTTGAGCAACTTCCAAAGCACCGTCAATCGCTTCTTGACCTTTTTCTAAAAGAGAATATAAACTAGATCTAGTATATGAATAATCTTTAGAAACATCATCAGAAACTGGTTCAGTTGAAACTGTTGATGTTTCAACTATCTCAACATCTTTTTTTGTTGGTTCTATATTAAAAACGTTATTTATTGCTTCAAAACTATCTTTCATATTTTTACCTATTAGCACACATTAAAATCATCTAAAAATGTTGTTGTTTCTGTGGTATTAAATCTCTTAGTGTAATCAATTGATTGTCCAGAACGACAATCTACAATAAAAATATTATCATTTATTAGGTGCTCTGATTCTACAGTATTATTTTGTGCTCTATCAACTTTAATTTCAGTTGTAGATTCCACACAAGTTATTTTCACTATCTCATCATTAATACGAAGACAATCACCAGTTTGTAGATATTCAGTAGTATTTAGAGTAAATAATTTTTCACCAATTTTTACATTTTCATTGAGTTTGTATGTTATATCTTCAACTGAAGAAGAAATAATATTTGTTTTAGATCCAGTAACTAAAGAAGTTTTATTTGTAGTACCATAATATGTAAGTTGTATATTTTCAATAAGAGGAGTTGCATCAGAAGATACCGGACCAAACATATAAGTTTTAGCAGTAAAACTTAGAGTATATACAATAAATCTTCTTTGAGAAAAATCTCCCTCATAATCATCTGAAAATGTTATGTTATCAAGAACAAATGGTATATCGCGTGTTTCTCCAACATCTTCTAACACTTTTATAGTTACATTAAATGCTGGTTGAAAATAAGGTAATATTTGTTCTATCACTTGCAAAACATCATCTTGAAGTTTTGCCGCAATATTTAACTGAAATCCAATATTATATGGAACTGGTAAATAAGTTTTTTTAGCAACATTTGGACCAGCAGATGTCTTAAATGTTTGTATTACTGATGCTTTTCTTGAAGGATCATATTGAAAAGATGTCATTTCAAATGACATCCTTGGTAATGTTAAAGCAATTTGAGATGGTAACTCTGGTTGTTGCTCAATTCTTGCTAAGTATTTTTGAATTGGTCCATAGTTAAGAGGAACTTTAATAATGCTAAATGTATTATTGTTGTTATCTTTATGACGTATTTCAATATTATTAAAAAGAGTTCCAAATGCAGTTACTGTTTTTCTTATAGTTTCGTTGTAAAAATAAGTTCCTAACATCAGTAATCTCCAAATGGATTATTCTCTGTAAAATCAATAATATTATCAGCAAGTGATTGAATGTTTATATTTTCTTGATATATTGGATCTATAGCAGGATCATCATTTACCGTAGAAACTCTATACGTAGCAGAACTTTCAGATCCAACTATTATTTCATTGCTGACAAATTGTCCAGAATTTATTGCTAACCTTAACTCTCTAGTTACAGCATTCCAGTTCTTAACTCTTGCTGTTGCTCCAGACACAGAACCAGTAACAATTTCATTGTATATAAATGTACCTATACCAATTCCTGGAGGTGGTTCAATTGTTATACTTGGAGTTGCTGTATAACCAGAACCAGCATTAGTTATTCTAATTTCAGAAATAGTTCCAGCAGCAGAAACAATAGCAGTTGCTTTTGCTGTTGTTCCAATGCCAGGAGAAGATATAGTGACAGTTGGATTTGTTCCAAAAATATATCCAGAACCAATACCAGTTAATACAATTGGACCTATAACTCCATCAGAAATTCTACATGATGCCTCAGCATTAAAACCAATACCATTGAAAGTAAATCTTGGAACACCTGTATAACCAGAACCTGGATTTGTTAAGTAAACGTTTTGTACTCCATAAAAAGTTGAGATACCAGACATTTTTCTAACAACTACTTTTCCTGTGGCATCAACTCCTCCACTTGGTGCAGTTCCTATTGACACTGTAGTATTATTTAAATATCCATATCCACTGTTATTAACGCAAATATATTGAATACCACCAGAGTTTATCCCAGAAATATTAGCAGTTGCTGTCGAACCAGCACCAGCAAGTGTAAGCAACTTAAAGTATCCTCTGTCTTCAGTATCATCATCAATGTCAATATTTCCAGTGTCAATGTCTTCATCTTCATATTCAAATAATTCACATCTCAGTTCATAAACGTAAAGTTTGTTTAACTGATAAAAATTAACTTCATGTTCTACATACTTTATTTCGAATAAAGCATCAGTTAGTTGAAAATATATTAAATCGCCTTCTTTAGGTCTTTTATCTAATTTATACTGAGAATCAGTAATGAAAGGAGATACAACTTCTTCGAACCGTTCTTTAGATATGATTAAATTGAGTTCATCAGTTGCTCTAACACCAAATTTTGATAACAAGTCCCCACTTCCACCAAATCCATTATAGTTAGCAATATACGCCTCTAGTGCTAATGCTTTATCAAATTTTGATTTGACATATTCTTTAAATATTTTTTTATCTCCTAGTACACGCCTAGGAAGATAGTAAATATCCACTCCAAACATTCTTAGATGTTCGTTGATTAAATCTTGAACTAAATTTTGTTCAGATTTTGAACCGTTAGAAAAAAATGGATTTAACATACTTAACCAATCATATCTAGTGGTGGAGTTTCGTATTCAATCATCATTCTTTGTCTAATTTCAGCAAGTTCTTGAATTGCATCATTGTAAATATCTCTACCATTCATTTGAACGCCACCAGGAAGCATAACACCACTAAACTTACTTAAATTTTGCCCCCATTGTTTTTTAATAAGAGCAGTTAGATACATTTTTAAGAAAGAATCATTATATACTCTTGGAAAATCAGCAGGGTCTAAAATTCTATAACATTCAATCACCAGATATTCTCCGGGGTTCATGACAGACCAATCAACATCAAGATAAAGTTTTCCAGAACGTTTATTAAATCTTATTTGT